GTGGAGTTCTCCATCTACATGGATGCGATCAAGAAGGGAGGAACAGACCGAATCTTCTGGCTCAAGAACAAGGCAAACTGGTCAGATAAGACCGTGATCGATACAAACATAACAATCCCTCAACTCCCGGACATCATCATTAAATGAAGAAGGAAGAGGTCGAACTTGTATTCTCAGCACCTCAGAAGGCTATCCTGAAGAGTACTGCCGGGATTAACCTGTTCCTTGCCGGGGTCGGGTCTGGCAAGACTCATCTTCTGGGCATCAAGACGTTACAATTCATCAAGAGGTTTCCAATGATGAGGGGTTTCGTTGCCGCGAATACTTATTTGCAGTTGGAACACTCAACTCTCTTTCGCATTCGTGAGGTATGGAAGTCAGTTGGGGTGATGGAGTATGACAAGGACTCACGCCCTCTGGGTCAGTACATCGTCAATAAGAAACCTCCAACCGGGTGGATTACCGAAGGGCATAACTTTGACAGTTACTATGGTATCATCTCTTTTTTCAATGGGGCAGTGATATTCATCGGTTCGATGGATAACGCCAAGGCACACGAGGGGAAGGAGTTCGGTTGGGCAGTCCTTGACGAGACAAAAGATACCAAGGAGGAGGATGTAAAAGAGATCATCATCGCGAGGATACGCCAGAGAGGGATGTATCTTGTTGACGGGGAGATTGTTGATTCAGGGACTCCCGAACAACAATACAACCCCTTGTTCATTGCAACTTCCCCGGCAAAGGTCGAATGGCTCAATGACTGGTTTGGTCTGGATGACTACATTGATGACATCTCTGCTCATATTTATGCACAAGATGACTTCTTCCAGCTTGAGAGGGAGAATAAATTCATAACCATTTCATCCACTTACCACAATGTTGCCAACGTAGGGATCAACTACATCAACAACATTCTGGCGAACAATACTGAGGAGAGGGGCAAGGCTCTGATCTTCGCGAACCCCTTCACACTCACCGGGGGAGAATTTTACTCATCCTTCAACCGACTTCTTCATGTGGGCAAGTATCCTTATGACAAGACCCTTGCTTTACATCTGTCATTTGACCAGAATGCCGTTCCTTACAACTCTTGTTCAATCTGGCAAGTGGCTCGAGGAGAGGGAGAGATTGAATGGGAACTGAGATGTGTGGATGAGATAGCCCTTTTCAACCCCCATAACTCAACTGAGGAGGTGTGCGAGGAGTTTGAGGTACGTTACCCGAATCATACTGCCGGGTTATACTACTATGGTGACGCGTCCGGGCGAAACAGATCAACAATGTCAAAGGATTTCCGGCATCATTACCAGATCATTGATTTCAAGCTCCAGAGGTACATGAACAATCGTAGTGACCGCACCCTTCGGGCGAATCCTTCGGTGGTCTCACGAAGGGATTTCATCAATAAGATACTGGAGGGTAAACTACCCATAAACGTAAGATTTGATGAGCATTGCCGTTACCTCATCGGTGACCTCATGTATTGCAAACAAGCCCTTGACGGGGGCAAAGACAAAAGTATTTTTACTGACCGGGACTCAGGAGAGAAATATCAGAAATATGGTCACTTGGGTGACAGTTTTGAGTATCTTGCCGTAGAACTTTTTAATAAATACTATTGAAATGAATGAAACCTTTAAAAAAATGTGGATGGCGTGGTACTATGAGTGTATCGAGGAGTGCCATCTTAGTCTTCTGGAGGATATGGAAGAGAGGTTCAGCATAGAGGAGCAACTGCCGGATGAGGACAGGTTCAGTATGATCTTTTCAATATTCGGGTCGTGAAGATAGTTGTGGTGATGACATATTTCAACCGCCTTTTCCAACTGAAGAGGACATTGAAATCTATTTACAAAAGTAAACACAAGGACTTTGAGATTGTAATTGTCGATGACAAGAGTGATGAGGAGATAGATTTTTCTCGTTACGGCAAGAACATACATACCTACCGGGTCAAGGATGAAAAGTGGTGGACGAACCCGGTTATTGCATACAACCTTGGCATTCATACGGCTCTTGCCCTCAACCCGGATGCGATAATCCTCCAGAATGCCGAGTGTTACCACTTCGGGGATGTGTTGAAATATGTAAACGACAACCTTACAAATGACAACTATCTCGCTATGTCGGCACTGGCGATTGATTCGGATACTACTTTCAACGGCATAACTGACAAGAGGGTCAAGGGGCTTCTTCCGGTAGACTATGCCTACCCATTGAACCCGGAGAATGAAGGCATCGGTTGGTACAATCATCCCACCCTCATCCCGCGCGCGTATGACTTTTGTGCGGCAGTGACAACGGAGAACCTTATCAAACTCAATGGGTATGATGAACGATTCGCCCAGTACATTGCTTATGGGGATAATGATCTGATCTTGAGGGTCAGGAGGCTGGGGTTGAGGGTTGACATTCCCCTTGAGCCTTTTGTCGTTCACCAGTGGCATGACCATTCACACATAAACATGACCGGGGCAGGGGATATGGGGTTGAGTTTATACCTCGGCATTGAAGCAAAGGAAACAGGATACAGAGCAAGGCACACACATACAAAAGACTTATGAAAATTCTACTAACCGGGTCAGAGGGGAACATCGGGCGGAGGCTCGTCCCCTATTTAAAGAGCAAAGGGTATCAAGTATTTCGGTTTGATATCAAACAAGGGTGGGCAGATGATTACATGGTTGGGAACATTTGTACCTCACATGAGCTTCATCTGGCATTTGACAGGTTCAAACCCGATGCCGTCTACCATATGGCGGCGATGGTATCAAGGGTAACGTGCGAGGCATCCCCGGCATACACGGCAGAGGTCAATCTGGCAGGGGTTCAGAACGTGATCCAGTTATGCCTGAAGCACAAGGCACGGATGATCTACTTCTCAACATCGGAGGTCTACGGCAATCTGGGAGGGGAGTTGAAAGAGGAGGCTGATTGCAAACCGAACAACTTCTATGGTCTGACCAAGTACCAAGGTGAAAAACTTGTCGAGTATGCGGTCAAAAACAATGGTCTTCAGGCTGTCACGGTTCGCCCGTTCATGTTCTATGATGAGTATGAGGACTTGGGAGAACACCGGAGTGCGATGATAAGGTTTGCCGAGGGCCTTATAAAGAGGGAGAAGATCACTATTCACGCCGGGGCGATGAGGTCATGGATGCATATTGATGATGCGGTCAAGGCACTTGAGAAATGTCTGTTTGTTAAAAACTATGATATCATTAACATAGGGCATCCAGAGGTCATCTCTGTTGATGAGCTTGCGGATGAGATGTGTGAACAACTGGGGATATTCAAGGAGGGTTTCATCAAGACGATGGCTCTCCCGGAGAAGATGACCTTGACAAAGTTCCCGAACCTTGACAAACAGACGAAGGTTCTGAAGGTTGTTCCACAGGTCACATTGAAAGAAGGGATAAAAAGAGTAATTGATGAGGTCAAAAAAAAGGTTATTGTTGATAAACCCGTGGGATGGAGAGATATTTCCTCCTCCCAGTATTGGATATCTTCAGTCAGCGACGAAGTCTAAGGGTTTCGAGGTAAAGGCGCTCGATCTCAGGGCGGCTATGGACGAGGGGGATGTGTATGACTTCGTCGGGGTCACGTTTCATTCTTTCTCGGTTCAGTATGCCCGGAGGATCAGATGGATGTTCCCCAAGGCGTGGATGTTCTGTGGAGGTCATCATTCTTCGGCTATGCCGGAGCAACTGATCGCTACCGGGTACAACCAAGTCGTGATTGGTGAAGGAGAGAATGCCATTATAGATATTCTTAACGGTGACACCGAGAAAATAAAAACGAAATCAACAGAGTATTTCAAAACCATTGATGATTTACCATTCCCTGACTATACTGGTTTAAAATATTCAGATAACATTGTCATATCATCAAGGGGTTGTCCGTTCAGGTGCAACTTTTGTGCTTCAACCGCCTTCTGGGGCAACAAATGGAGGGCAAGGAGCGCCGAGAGTGTAATCGAGGAGATACGGCAGAAGGGATATCAGAGCTGGATGTTCGAGGATGACAACTTCACGGCAAACAAACAGAGGGCAATGGACATTTGCAAGGGGGTAAAGGGTCACTGGCAGTGCGCTACGCGAGCCGATAACCTTGACTGGGAGATTTGCAAGGCACTGAAGGACTCTGGTTGCCATACTCTCTGGATAGGGGTTGAAAGTTTCTCCCAGAGGTCTCTTGACAGATGCAACAAACATACCACGGTTGACAAGATGGTCAGGGGGATAGAGGTTGCCGAGAGGGCGGGGTTGCAAACCATGTGTCAGTTCATTGTCGGGTTGCCGGATGATACCATTGAAGATGTGAGGGAAACGGCAAGGGTGATCAGAAAGACAAAGATGTCCCGGGTAGGTGTGAATACGGCTTGGGTACTACCAAAGACTAATCTATATGACCGGGCAAAGGCAAGGGGCATGAGTGACGGGGTCTACCTTGAGACTGGTGCTCCGTTCTATACTTTTGAACATTCGATGGAGGAGTTGCACTACTGGGCGACGATAATTATGAGTGCCAAGTCATAAATAAACATAATGTTAAAGAGAAGGTTTGAATTGAATGTGTAATTTTGAATGAACTTAAAACTGAAAACGATGGGTGCACCACTGGGGAACTGTAATGCTGCGAAGAACAAGTCTGCTTGTGCGGCAAAGATATCAAGATACGGCAAGACTGTCACGAATAAGGCAATGGCAGGGAGAAAGGTCAAGTCAATCACCGGGAAGAAAAGATCAGTTTCAGAAGGGGCTAAATCATTTCTGAAAAAGTCCGGAATTGCCGCCGCTAATCGTGACAGGTCTTATATGAATAATCCTTATGGGTATTACAATAAGACAACGAAAAGGTTTGAATATTAATCATCTTCTCACGGATGATCATTGAAGACCGATTATATAAGTGCAACTGTGGGGCGCGGAGAGCCGAGAGGATGGCGGCACGGGCAGCTGCTGGTACACCCAGACCGACAAGATCACCACACCCCCAAAGACCGATACCGAGAGTAACACGAAGACCGAAATGATCCGATGTAGGAAAGGGAAGTGCATCATCTATTCATCCAAGGGCAAGAAATTGTCCAGACCCATGAGCAAAAAAGCCGCCCAAAGGCGTCTCCGGGAGATTGAATACTTCAAGAGACAAAAATGATTACCTTTGTGACTGTCCCTTTTTTCTTGATTTCCATGCTTTCTTCTGAGGAGGTTCGCCCTGTTTCCAGCGAGCCTCTTCTTTTTTTTGTTATGGAATGAGAATAAATATAACTTTACAACTGCAAACAAGAAGAAAAAGATGCCAGTCAAAAACAGTTTCTCCCGGTTCTTTCATACAGAGAAGTCACCCCACGCGATGAGAACACTCAATGGTAAAGTTTACATACCGAAACATCTGAAACCCGAAGGAAAACTTGTATGGGATTCCCGCCGGGGAACATTCAAAGGTGATACTGCCAAGTTAAACAAGCAAGACAATGGATACAAAGGAAGGATTAAAAGAACTGACAAGAATAGTCAGGGATAAAGTCAAACATCAAGATTATGACCGGGTGGTCGCGCTCGCGGAGGACTATTACAAGATGGTTTCCGGGGATGGGATAACCGACCTTTTAAGAAGGGTCGTGAAAAGAGAGACCGAAGAGGAGTTTGAGATGCGCAAGACACTGACGAACTCGGTGATCCCCCCGACAATCGCCTCGACAAAAATGCCATTCCAGAAAGTCACGCGCAAACAAGCCCTCGTCAGAACGATAGACTGGGAGAACGGCGGATCGGAGGACAAAAAGACTACCCTTGAGAAATTCATTGCCGAATACTGGGGGGATGCCTCACTGGAAAAGTACTTTGAATATGCGTTCGTGGATTACAACTACATTGACCCGAACGCATTTTTGATTACGGAATTTGAGGACTTTGACGCCAAGAAAGAGAAACCCAAACCTTACCCGTTCGTTGCTACAAGCAAGGAGGCGATAATGTTTGAGATCAAGAACAATAAGATCGAGTACCTTGTCGTACAACTGCCGATCAAATTCTTCCTTGACCAGAAAACCAACAAGAAAGAAGACATAAACTACAAAGCCGAGGAGGTTGACGGCTCATCTTATACGATGTACCTCGGTGCGGACATCATCATGTTGAGCCAGACCGGGAGCAAGACCAGTGTTGACGGCAAGGAGGTAATCAATATCAATGAGGAGTTTTACATCATCGACTATTACACACCCAAGGCAAACAAAGTCCCGGCAAGGAGGTTCGGTTACAAACGTGACCCCCAGACATCTGGAAGGACATTTGTCTCGGTCTTTCACGACATCATACCCTATCTGAACAAGACCCTCAAACTTGACAGTGAGCTTGACCTCAGTGCCGCCATGACAGCCTTCCCCCAGAGGTTTGCATATGTTCCCCCATGTTCCAACTGTAACCGGGGCAAGATGCCTGACGGGGCGGTCTGCCCTGTGTGCGACGGATCGGGAAGAGAACCATTCCATAATTCAACCATGGATGTTGTGACCCTCGACCTCCCCCGGAACAAGGATGACATGATCTCCCTTGAGAACTTGCTTGTCTATAAAAACCCCCCGATTGAGCTTCTGGCATTTCAGAAGGAGTACATTGCTGAACTGAGGGCATCGGTCTTTCTTCTGATGTTCAACAAAGAACTGTTGTCCAAAAATGAGGTAGCGGCAACGGCAACGGAGAAGGTTCTGGAGATTGACAACATGAATGACACTCTCTTTCCTTTTGCACAAGCCCTCTCTACAATGTGGGAATTTGTTGTTGAGGACATCGCGACATATACTGACTACGGCAAGGGCATCATCCTTGAGCACCAATACCCGAAGGATTTCAAATTCAAGAGCCTGACGGAGTTGATGACCGAATTAAGGACGGCAAAGGATGCCGATGCCTCTACATCTACCATCGCGGCGATTGAGGATGACATAAACGAACTCTTGTATGCTGACCGCCCGGATGAGTTGAAGATCATAAGGATCAAGAACTCCATCAACCCGTTCAGGGGTTACTCCGAAGAGAATGTCAGGTTACTTCTTGCACAGGGGATGACCACCAAG